CACACCGTACTTCAATTCCATTTCTTGGCGGCGCAAGATGCCATCTTGTTCAATCCTGTCGCGCTCACGATCATCAGCACGAAGCATTTTCTCACGCTCCAATGCCAACTCTGCCGCTTTCTTCTCAATATCGGCTTGGATCGCCTGAACCTGTACTTGCGTCAATGCTTCGGACGGATCAGGGCGCGGTTGCGGTTGCGGTGGCGTGTAATCCATGGGCAATTGATTGATAAATTGCGTTGTGTCTTTGTATCCCGCCATCTCGATCAACTTGCCTAGCGTGTTGGCGTATTGACCAATTGTCACCAACGGATTATTGGGACCAAGCGATTGAAGGATTTGTTCTTGCTTGGCGGTAATCGCTTGCAAGAATTGGATCTTTTCGTCAGCGCCGCCCGTACCAAGTCCGACGTTGACGCTTACATCCATCGTTGCATCCCAGGCGCGCGGATCAACTTCCACCCACTGGTTACGCAAACGCACAACGCGCGGCTTGTCCTGATGGCGCGTGATCAGGCGCAGCAATCCTTTAAACAAACGCTTCATGCCAATTTCAGCAAAGATGCGTGCAATCAACTCGATGTGCTGTTGAGCGGCTTGAACAGTCGCTTGGACCGCCAAACGCGTCGTAGATTGCAATGCGTCTGCATTAAGACCCATGGACGCTTTCGACATGCCAGTGCGCGCTTCTTTGACTTGATCCATGTATTCAATCATGCCAAAGGCTTGCTGGCCAACGAATGGCGTATTAAATGGCTGCACCATGCCTGGCGCTCTGGCGCGAATAATGGCGCCGTTTTCGTTATTCAGTACATCATCAAGATTGACTTGACCTTCAACGACAACGGTGCGCGGGTGAATGGATTGCGCCAACGAATCAAGCATATTGCGAAGAATCACGGACTTGATGCGCTGGATGTCCATCGTGACATCAGCCGTTGACATGCCAAAAAACGTATGCGGCTCAGGATCAGGAACAAAGTAAGTGAACGGTATATCGTCAGCCGGCTCGTTGGCAACGATCTTATATGACGGACCCATCGTGCAAATCTTGCGCAACTCGGCAATGCCATCGCCATCAACATCAAGGCGAATATATGATTCAAGATATAAAACGCGGCGCTGCGCAGGGTTGTTGTCACTTTCGCCAAACATCATTTGCGCAGGATTGCGCGCAATGCGTTCAATGTTGGTGTCTAGCTCATCTTCGCCCGTGTTGGCTTCAACCTCTTCTTGGTCGTAACCCATGGCCACCAACTCAGAAACAGTGGCTAGTTTGCGGTGAGCAACAATATCGGCGTCTTCAAAACTGCGAGCGCGTCTGTCAATAATGAATTCTTCAGGCGCCAACGATTCAACGCGCACTTTCTTAATCGTTGTCTTGCGGCGGATCTTGACTTCGTGAACCATCACGGTTGGCGTTAGTTGCTGACCAGTGACTGGATCAATAACGGGTGGTGGCGCGTTGTTGTCGATCTCGCTTTGAAGATCAACCATTTCAACGCCATCTTGGCTCAGCAATAACGTTAGCTGCGCATCATCCATGCCGCTATACGTCTCGTTCTTTTGGTAGACCTTTTCATCAATCCACCACTTAATTACACCCGTTTTCCGCACCAAAGCATCTTTGAAAGCGGCGTGAAGCGTCACGAAGAAATTGTTGTCTTCGTTCAGGATGTATCGGACATAGTCGGTGGCTTGCTCTGCCATCGGCACATCTTCTTTGGAACGCGGCACATACTGCACAACGTTCTCGCTGGAAAAGAAAATGCGCATAAGGCTTGGCAAAATGGCTTGTACGGTGTCGCGCACATCCATTGAAACAACTTGGCTGCGACCCTCTTCTTCATCGCCAAACGCATCGCCAAAATAATACTCGGTGGCTTTGGCGCGAAGATTGCCAATCTCCAAGTCGATGAAATTGACAGCGTCATAAAGTTCAGCGGCAACAACGGCTTGAATCTCCGTGTCATCCATCTTTTGGCCGGATTTGATGCCCGTTGCAAGTTCCGCTTCAATGTCCATGTGTCACCATTTCACCTTGTTGGCCCAATAAGCAGCGCTCATTTTACCCTTGGCAATGTTTGCCGCATGGCGTGCTTTGAAAGCCTCGTTTCGTTTGGATCCTTCAGGACTTCCGCTAACACCTTGCTGGCCAAAGCGAATCAGCTTGACTTCATCACCCGATTTCGCCAAGACAGCGTGAGATTTCGTTGGGTGGCTTGGCGTTTTCTTTGGCTTGTTGTAACCGGAAAACGTCTCTGATCCGCGCTTAATCACGCCATTCACTCCTGGCTTGGGAAGTTTGACCTGTAAAAACGCATAACTTGCATTGTGCGTCGATTATCTTGATCTCTGGTGATGGGTCCGCCAACAAGCCATGCGTCGCATGTTCTTGATGCTGCGCATTTGAAGTGGAACAATTCGCAATACCCAAGATTTGCAGCGTCTTGGACCATAGCTTCAAGATCAACGCTTTCATCGTCATCATTTTCTTCGCCTTCCGCGGCGGCGTTTTCAACATCGCCTTCGTAATCGTCACCTTCTTCGCTGTGCATACCTTCAGTGATGCACTCGATCATGCCTGGCGTTTGAATAAATGCTGCGCAATTGCCGCATCGCATACTCATAGCTTGCTCTAAATCAGTGTTCCAAGTCTTTGATTTTGCACGCCAAAAGTCATCGTTTGGTAATTCAGGATTGGCTGGACCGTAGCCCACATTAGCAAAAGCCCAGTTGCGATTCTTAAGATTCGCAAGCGGATCTTTTGTTTCAATCGGACATTCCATCACATAGGCTTTCGTGTGATGCCGGCTTCAGACAGTGCAATGGCCACGGCTTGCTTGGGATTCTTAACCTTCGGGCCTTCTTTGCTACCCGAATGCAATTTTCCTGCTTTGTATTCCTTCATCACTTTGCTGATCTTCTTTTCGGCTTTGGTTTTCATGGAATGATGTCCGTGATGGTGACGTGAAACGAATGATTGTGGCCAGAAATAATTGCCACTTTATCGCCAGGCTGAACAGCAACGTATTCGTTGGTGTAAGCAGGAATAATCGGGTGATCGGTGGTTGCCGTGGGATTGGCGCCGGTATTGAAGTGCAAATGCTTGCCATCGTCCGAGCCATTGGAGATTCGCATAAGCGTCACGCCGGTACCGGCTGCGTGCGATTGCTGGCTTACGTCTGACGTGGTGAGCATCGTGGTTGTGCCAAATTTGCCCACCATCGCCGGAAGCAACTGACCTTGTGAGTCACGGACAATCTTGCTCATTTGGATCTCGCAGCGCGCATGTTGTCAACAAGATTCGGATAAGGCCGACCTGCTGACTTCGCCATGGCTTTGGCGGATGCTTTCTCTTTCTTGGATAGCTTGTCGGGCTTTCCAAGGCTTTTTGGACGTGGTTTATCCCAAACGGGTTTGGCTTTCATGCGCAAACCCTATCTGAAGACTTGAAAAAAATCAAGATGCGTGTTAATCGCCCCTGATCTTCTTGATCAACTCAATGCACTCATCAAGCAATTTGTCGGACTCTTCGAGCAACTCTTTAGCCATTTCGTTGCACACTTCCATTCTGACTTCAATCGGAATGTTCTCGACTAAGTTATTGACTGTGGCTTTTACCGCCAATTGATTGAGGTTCATGGTTTTCCCTTTTCCTGTAAGGCCAAACAGCACTGTTGGATGACATCGCAAGCATCAAAGTCTTGATCGGCGGCAAACTTTCTGTACAACGCTTCAAGTCTTTCCTCGCAACGTTGTGTGACTTCATTTTCAACGTGATTCGCCAAAGCAATCAACTTGTCAGCCCACATGATCTTATTTGTCATCAAGTTGTGTGGCATCTTCAATTGCCTGGCGAATTCCAGCACTTCTTCATCCGTCATGATTTCCCCTCGTTAACTGTTGTTTGATGGCATCGCTCATCTTAGGCAATGGCGACCAGGCAATCGCCCAATCGCTCCATGTGCCTATGACGCACACACCGCCAGGATTCAATAACAACATTTTCACGCCTAGCGGTGGCGGTTCATCGCTTACGGTGCGCCAAGTGGCCTGCCCTGCAACGTAATCTCTCACGCCGCTGGACCGCCAAGATTGAACGGGTTATTCCAAGCCAGCTTCCTGTTTCTCGTTTGTGGCTTGTGATCAATGGCGTTGTAACCGTAAGACCATGCCGGCTTTTTCGCCAAGGATGACTGAACCCTGATGAGGGTTCGCGTCACTTTTCCTTCGTCAAGCAAAACATCAAAAACGTTTTGCACAAGCCGCGGGTTGATCTTTAACTTATCGGCCATTTCTTTAACCGTGACGGGCGTTGACCTTTTTTGTATGTAGCTCAAGCACGCATCACCGCGATCAGTTTTGGCTTTCGATCTGATCCTGTAAGCAGACATCGACATCACGCCACCCGCAAGTTGAATGGGTTATTAAAGTTAATCACTTGCTTTTGATTAGCCAGTTTATAGCGGCGCTTTTTGCCGCCAAAACGATGCGTGGTATCAACAGCAACAACAACACCGTCGGTCATCATTTGAAGCATGTAACGATACGTTGTTGTCATGGATAGCTTGCAAGCCTTGGCGATTTCTTCACACGTCAATAAGCCATCTTCTTGCTTTCTAAGTAACGTCTCAATCATTTCTAGTGGCGGCCTCTCTTTAAGCAACGAATCGCTTACGCCAGGCAAAGCAAAGTAAGACCTCCAGCGATTGTTCTTGTAAACATGCTTTCGCTTAATCAATTTGCGCTCTAGCAAATGCCTCAACAAACGATGAACGCCATAAGTCTGAACATTGAATTGATCAGCAATATCGTTTGCTGATACCCAACCATTGGCCTCGATCGTTTCGTAGTAAGCCTTTTCCGATGTCGAAATAAATTTACCGTCAATCACTTTTCTCTCCTGTTATCAAACAACTGCCTTCAAATTTCTTTTCAATGGCTTATTCCATTTCGATGTGTAGGACTTGCCGTAAAGCGCAATGCCTGCGTCGCTGGCAAAGGTCAACGCCAACGCATCGGCCATATCAGGCGAACCAATCCCGCGCTTGCGCATCTCGTCTTTGCTCTCTAGCTTCATCTTGCCGCTGGAGTTAAACGTGTAACGCGGTGCGACAAGTTCCGCCAATAACGAATCGTCCTTGGGTAACTTGCAATCGCGCTTTTCAAGCCATGCTTTCATCTTGCCCCATAGCTCGGCGCGCAAGTTAACGTAAATCGTACCCATGGCAGGTGACTCTGCAACGTTGATGCCGCGCGCTGGCAAACCCAACTCTCTAAGTCGATCAACAACACCGGCACCCAACCCAATCGAATCGACCAGGATTTCAATGGGCCTGTCTTCCAATTTCACAGCTTCGTATTCAGCAACCACGGCACCCGTTGTCTGCATCAAATCTAAATTCTTCCACTTGCGAATCTCGTTGACAGCGTTTCCTTTCCTTTTCGCCAATGCCGTGGAGTCAGTACCAAATCGCGCCACATCCAATCCCCACACGATAGGCGCATCTTCTGATGTCGATACGTCACGATGGAAAGCGCTATCTACCAAATCAAACCCAATCAATGTATCGTCATCCGTTTTTGGAAACTCACCCAAAACGCGAATCCGAAATGCGTTGGATTCCTCGCCATAGCGCGACGCCATATCAGCGATGTAATCCTTCGACACGCGCCTTGAGTCATAGCAAGACACGCGACGCGTCCACCATTCATCTTTCAAACGATTGTGCGTGTCAAAGAAAAACCCACTCGATTTCGTTGGGTTGCCAAGCAAGATCGTCACGGCGCTGTGACCCGACATGGAACCCGCGGCGGCTTCAAACACGGCTTCAGGAACACCCGAGGCTTCATCCGCCACAAGCATCACATGATCGCTATGCACACCTTGCAACGCTTCAGGTTGCTCGGCACGCGATGTCCTGGCCGATATAAACGCTTCCGTGGGTGATGCCTTAAGTTCAATGCGATCCGTTTTGGCTTCTAACAACTCACGCCACGCATCAGGCAATTCCTTGTGCCAACGCTTCAACTCGGCAAACAGTGCGTCATACAACTGCGCTGACGTTGGCGCTGTCACCACAACTTTCGATGGGTAGCGCGTCAACACAAACCAAAGCATCGCCCACGATGCCGCTGTTGACTTACCAACGCCATGACCTGAGCGCACGCTAATCTTTCTCTCACCGCTCGATATGGCGTCAAGAAATTCTCCTTGCCATATATCAGGCTCAACACCAATCACTTCGCGCACAAAAAGCCTAGCGTTGGGTCTGTATTTCGCCAACGCATCCCGAAATAACTTCACTAAATCATTACCGGCATCCACGATCAATCACCTTTTTGATAGCCGTATGCGAAACCTTTACGTTGTGACGCCTTCCAACTTCCCACGCAATGATGCGCAGCGAGTATCTACCCGATAAAGCCTTGATCGTTTTCAACGCTTCTTGCTGATCATCAATCGGCACCAGGCGCGCATCTTTGCCGCTACCCTCTACGCCATAACCAAACGGTGGTTTGCCGCCAATATGACCGCCGGATGCTTTCTTCGCCGATTGCCCTGTGCGCTGTCGATCTTTGATCACTCGGCGCTCGTGGGTGGCAAATGCCGCCATGATCTCAAGCATCAACTGGCCATAAATATTCTTCTCGTCCGTGACATCGCCATGGCCATTGATGATCAATCGAATACCGTCACGCTTAAACGCGTGAACAACGTTCAACGTATCCATCGAGTTGCGGCTAAACCTATCTAGCTTTGACACGATCACCGTGTCACCACGCTCAAGCGTCACACCGTTTGCCGCCAAACGATCCATGAATCCAAGATGCCCTGATACGCCAGCATCCTCGATGAACCGATCAATGGCAACGTTGTGCGTCAGCGCATTACCTTCTACCTCTCTGCGCTGCGTGTTCAAGCTCGTCCCGTTGACCTGTTCATCCGTGGACACGCGCAAATAAGCGTAAACGCTCATAACGCCAACCAAATCATGATGGCGTATAACGCACCAAACATAGCGCCGCCAATAACTAAAGTAATGTTTGAAGATTTCATGCGTTCCCTCTTGTTGTGTTGATGAATGAATTACACCACGTTTACAGTTTGACGTGTGGCGCTATTGGAAATTTTTTTTCGCTAGCCGACGAACGGTAGGCGTGGGGGCGTGGGGGTGGGGCGGGAATGCGAGTGGCGGGAATGCGGAAAGCGAATGGCGTGTAAGCGGAAAGCGAATGGCGTGTAAATGGCCCAATTGCGCAAAGCGCAGAGGGGCGCGTGTTTGGTCCCGCGCCAACGCCACCCCGCCGAAAGCGAGAAGGGGGGGGTCGAGCGCGCGCCGCGGCGGCGCGACCCGCTACCCGTCAGCCGTTGTGCGGTGCAGCATCCACCGTGTTGTTCTCGTCGTTTACGGCGTGAACATGATCGACAACACGCGACGCCATCA